ACGAAGACGAAAATATCAAGATATACAAATTGAAAGATATGAAGGCTTCGCAAGAACTCTACGGCGGTGGCTCAGAAAAAGGCAAGACTGATTGGTGCACAGCTTATACAAATGATTCGAAGAACATGTTCGATCGTTATAACAAAGAAGGTGGTCTTCACGTTATTCATGATAAGAAGAAAGGTAAAGTCTTCCAGTATTTTTCTGGCGGAAAGAATCTAGGACATCAATTCATGGATGCCAAGGATCAAGAAATTTCCAATGACGACTTCACGAGACTCGCTCCTAGTCTTCATAAAGCATGGGATGAGAAGCCACATCTTCTGGATTAATAATATCCAAGGAATTTGCTAAGAAGAAGTTCCTTGCTAACTATGGAAGCAAGGAACATCAAAAGACTTTAATGAATGAAGATGAAGAACTTTGTCATGAAGTTGCTATGGACAAACATGATTTGGAAGACGTTGTTCTGGAAGAAGCTAAACAAAATATTCTTGATAGAATGAACCAAAAATATCTAGGAAAAGATGTATGAAAGAACAACACAAGAATTTCTTAGCAAGATATGGTTCGAAAGAACATATGGATGAGTTAATCGATGATAAAGATACATATGTTCGTGAGAATATAGCTCAAAATCCATCTCTTCATAAAGAACACATGGATAAGCTAGCGAATGATAAAAATTGGAATGTTCGTATGTATCTATCTGGAAATCCTAATCTTCATAAAGAACACATGGATACGTTAGTGCATGATGAAAATCCGAATGTTCATTATGTTCTATCTGGAAATCCTTCTCTTCATAAAGAACATATGGATAAGCTAGTCAATCATGAATATTCTGATATTCGTTACAGAATCAAAAATCATCCAAATTACAAGCCATGACATTTCTAACTCTTTTAAACATCGGTAAATTAATGTTCTCTTGGTGTCTCCAATACTGGAAGCCAATTCTAGCTGCTTTGCTTCTAGTTGCGTCTTTCTTCTTTGGATTCTATCAATCAAAGAATCATTGGCAAGCTCCTCTTCTGAAGACAATCCAGAAGTACGAAGCCGATCAAGCAGCATACAACAAGAAGCTAGATGACATATCAAATAATGTCAAAGCAAACTTAGAAGGAATCAAGAAAGATATAGCAGATAAAGATCTTCAGATTGATTCTTTATCTGCTATGTATGAGTCAGAGAAGAACAAAGCTCCTAGAAAGATTTTTATCGTCAAAGATCCTCGTGATTCATCAAAGAATGTTACGATTGAATTCAACAAAGATGGAAACCAAGTTTGCAATAGATTTTCCGATACATATCTTGATACGCTGAATAGCATGATTAAAGAAGCAAACAAATGATCAAAGACGAACATATAAACTTTCTGATAAAGTATGGTTCGAAAGAACATCACGATGAACTTGTGAACGATAACGATTTAAATGTTCGTTGTAGAATAGCTAGACATCCATCTCTTCATAAAGAACACATTGATAAGTTAGTGAATGATAAAAATTTAGATGTTCGTTATTTTCTAGCTGGAAATCCTTCTATTCATAAAGAGCACATGGATAAACTTGCGAATGATGAAGATTCATGGGTTCGTTCGAATCTAGCTAGAAATCCAAATTACAAGCCATGAAAAATCTAATCATATCAATCTTTATCTTTCTTCTATCTGCATGTGCTACTCATACAGAAAGAAGTTCGGCTAACCTAAATATACCATCAGAAGTTTTTTACTCTTGTCCGAATCTACCTATAGCAAAAAGTTCTCTTGATACGGATCTGCTTAATCAATCTGCAGAAACTTTCAAGTTGTATCAAGAATGTCGTAAGTGGAATGAAGAAAAGAATAAAATTCTAAAACAATTAACAAAATAAAGGAAAAACATGCCTAATACAAATACTAACGTCTTCCATGGTACTCAAAACCCAGCTTCTCAGCCTGCTGCTACATCGGTTGACTCAGCTGGTACTGTTTTCTTCAATGGTGTAACTATTGGTAACTATGCTAACGATGCAGCTGCTGCCACTGGTGGTGTTGTTGTTGGTGGTGTTTATCGTAATGGTTCTGTCTTGATGATACGCGTTGCTTAATTTTTAATTTCTTCATAAAGAAGGACCAGTTTAAATACTTGGTCCTTTCTTTTTATCCGGAGTTTAATCAATGTCAGATTTTGACGGTATCATACAGCCTTCACCAGAATGGGTAGATATCCCATCTTTATCAACAACAGCAATCGCCAAAGGCGGTACAGCTGGATCCGGTGTTATGAATACACAGGCTACTGCATTAACTAAAAGAACGAACTATCTATACAATTATTCTGTAAAAGTCAATCCAAGCAGTGGATTTATTGGAATTGGGATATCGAATCCAATAGATACACTTCAAATAAATCAAACTACCCCTGCTATCCTATTAACAAAGAATAGCTTGCCTATCATCAATGATGTGATAGGATCACTGAAATTTGGATCAAGCAGCGAGGTTAGCTCATCCGCTAAAGCCAAGATATCAGCATCGGCAGAAACAAATTGGACGAATGGCACATCTGCTGCTACTAAGTTGACTCTATCAACTACGCCATCTGGATCAATAAATCCAGTAGATTACGTTACATTGGCTGGGAACGGAAATTTCGGAATTGGGTCAGATGCATTAAATCCAACAGCTAACCTCGAGATCAGAAAAAATCAAAATTCTGACACCACGCTTAAGATATCAAATCTTAACATCGGAGCTTCTACTCGATCGAAAATAGATATCAATACAGGAACATCAAATTCAACTGTTAGTAGCATTGTAAGCGATAACAACGGATCGCCTTATTATCAATTGATAGCCAGTGCTGCTATTCAATCAGCTTATTATGATATGCCTGTTCACGTTTGGAGAAATACAGCCGGTATCGAGAAGATGCGCCTGGATCCGACAACAGGAAGACTTGGTCTTGGTGTTGTTCCGTCTACAACTCTTGATGTCAAATCTCCTCTCAACTTTGACTCTGTCTTAACATTGAGAACGACAAGCCCGACAACAAATTCTTACACATCGTTTGAGATCAATAACATAGCTTATGCATCAGTTGGTGTTCCTGGATTGGCTAATCAAATAGGCAATGGGTCTAGGATTGGCGATTTGGTACTCAGGGCCAATAATTTTGGCTCAAACATACTACTGTCTACCCAAGCAGGATTTTCTGTTGTAGACGGTTATGGTCGCATTGGAATCAATACATCTCCAAATTTATCGCTTGACATTTCTGGAAATGATGGTATACGCGTCCCATCTGGTTCGATTGCGCAGAGACCAGTAACTCCTTCTGTCGGTACTATCAGACACAATACAGAAAATCTACATTTAGAAGCATATACAGCCGATTCTTGGGTTTCTATGACAGATAATAGATTTCCTTTCAGAAATAGAATAAGAAACGGTGATATGAATATCATGTCAAGAGTTTTTGCGCCTAATACAGTATCTGCAACTGGGATAGCAAAGTATTCTCTGGATGGATGGGTTGTCGACACTGTTGGATCTGGCGCTCTTACTGTCTCGAGACAATCCAATTTATCGAGTGCTCCTGGTTTTACGAGTAGCCTCAAAGCAATCGTATCAACTGCATCATCTAGCATAGGATCGACTGATTATTATGTGTTAGAGCAGAGGATCGAAGGACTTGATCTACAAGACTTCTTATTCGGCTCTTCTTCTGCTGTGAATGTTGCTTTATCATTCTGGGTACAATCCTCAGTTGCTGGTCGATATTCTGTCATTCTACGAGGAGCAAATAATATGTCATATGTTACGACATATGACATAACATCAGCGAATACTTGGCAGCAAGTAAAGTTATCAATTCCTGGATCTCAAATCGGTTCTTGGATTTATAGCTCAACAACAATCGGTCTTAGATTAACGTTCTCTCTAGGAGCAGGTTCTCTTCTTCAGATTCCATCAAATACATGGAGAACAAACAACTATCTTTCATCAACTGATTCATCCAATGCATTTATGTTAACAGCAAATAATGTATTTCAAATAACTGGCGTTCAGTTAGAACCTGGATACAATGTGTCGCCGTTTGAATATATCGGAATCTCGGCAAATATATTACGAAATGAAAGATACTACGAGTATGGACAGTATGTCTGGAGAGGATATGCCACATCAGGCGTTCTTTTCGGAGGTTCTGTAAAATTCTGCGTACCTAAAAGATCTGTATCTGTAAATATCACTACAAGTGACGCTTCCAATACAGGATTCCCATCTGGTTCTGTTGTAATTACTGGAACTTCTATCCCGAGTGAGGGATTTGACCTAGGAAAAATAGCAAATGCAACTCAAGCAGCCGCATATTCAGTTTATTGGTTTGCATCTGCAGAACTATAAAAAAGAAAGAATAACATAAGATGCCATCATCTATTCCATATCGTTTCACTATCAGATCTACTACAACGAAAAATGCTCCTCTTCCATCTGATCTTTTAGAAAAAGAACTAGCTTTTTCCTTTGTTTCTGACGGATTATTTATCAAGTATCCTGACGGATCAGTCCGTCAGGTAAATCAGCCAGGTGCTGCATCATGGGGATCTTTGGTAGGCAACATCGATTCTCAATCAGATCTTGTTAGCAGACTCAACAGCAAACAAGATCTACTGAATGCATCAAACGGCGTATCTATCAATGGTAGCACGATTTCCATCGATTTTCAATATCTATCAACATATCTAGCGCTTGGTACATCTGCTGTTCTGAATGTTGGAACGACAGTTGGAACAGTCGCTGCTGGTAATCACACACATACAAAAAATCAAGTTGGATTAGGAAACGTTGATAACACTTCAGACTTGAATAAGCCTATTTCAACTGCAACTCAAGTTGCATTGAATGCAAAACAAGATCTGCTCGTTGTAGGCGACGGAATTTCTATTGTGAATGGTGTTATTTCATCTATAGGCGGAGCCGGTGCATCCATCATTTCATGGAATTCTATCCAGAATAAACCGACGACATTTAATCCATCAGCACATGCTCATATAAAAAGTGAAGTTGGACTTCAGAATGTTGATAACACGTCAGACTCGAACAAGCCTATTTCGACTGCAACTCAGGTTGCATTGAATACTAAGATTGATGCTAGTTTGATCGGTGCTCCAAACGGATTAGCTACTCTAGATAACACATCTAAAATTCCAGCATCCGAACTACCAGCATCAATAATTGGCTCTTTGAATTATCAAGGTACTTGGGATGCCAATTCAAACATTCCAGTTCTTTCTTTATCAACTTCATCAAACAAAGGATTTTACTACGAAGTATCGGTTGCTGGATCGACTACATTATCAGGAGTAACTGACTGGAAAGTTGGAGATCTTGTTGTATCAAATGGAACAACATGGAAAAAAATTCATCCGGTTTCAGACGTCACATCAGTAGCTGGAAAAACAGGAGCAGTCACTCTCGTTAAAGCAGACGTTGGCCTTGCTAATGTCGATAACACTTCAGACTTGAATAAGCCTATTTCAACTGCAACTCAAGTTGCTCTGGATGCGAAAGAATCTTCATCAAATAAGAATGCTGCTAATGGATATGCTGGACTTGATTCTTCAAGTAAAGTTTCTTACTCCAATCTCCCAACTCTTCTTTCCAATGCTTTGGTGTTCGTCAATAATTGGAATGCGTCAACAAATATACCATCTATTCCAACAGCAAGTGCATCGAATAAATGGAATTTCTATATCGTATCAGTGACTGGTACAACATCTGTGAGTGGTATTTCTAAATGGAATGCTGGAGATTGGATTGTATCCGATGGAATCAAGTGGATAAAAATTCAAACAAGCGACTCTGTCACATCGGTAGCTGGAAAAACAGGAGATATCACTCTTGCTATCTCTGATATTACAGGACTACAGGCTGCTCTGACCACTGGTGGAGTTGTATCATCAGTAGCTGGAAAAACGGGAGTTGTTACTCTTGCTATCTCCGATATCACAGGATTACAGGCTGCTCTGACTACAGCAGGATCGGTTACATCAGTTGCTTCAAAGACAGGCGCAGTCACTCTCGTTAAAGCAGACGTTGGCCTTGCTAACGTTGATAACACTTCAGACTTGAACAAGCCTATTTCAACTGCAAATCAAGTTGCTCTGGATCTCAAGGCAAATAATCAAGTAGCAACAACTACTTCGAATGGATTACTTTCGAATGTTGATAAAACAAAATTAGATTCAGTTGCTTCTGGAGCAACAGCTAACTCAAGCGATGTTACTTTACTGAATCGTGCAAATCATACCGGAACACAAGCTATTTCAACTGTTTCAGGATTACAGTCTGCTCTGGATGCAAAAGAATCTTCATCAAATAAGAATGCTGCTAATGGATATGCTGGGCTTGACGCCAACGGAAAGATCCTAACATCAACTCTTCCAGCTTCGATCGTTGGTTCTTTGAATTATCAAGGCTTATGGGATGCAAGTCTAAATTCTCCTACTATCCCAACGGCAGCACTCGGTAATAAAGGATTTTACTATAAAGTATCTGTTGCTGGAGTCACAACAATAAATGGAATTTCTAGTTGGAATATTGGAGATTGGATCGTATCAAACGGAACGACCTGGGAAAAAATTCAAACAAGCGACTCTGTCACATCAGTAGCTGGAAAAACAGGAGCTGTCACTCTTTCTAAATCAGATGTCGCATTAGGAAACGTTGATAACACTTCAGACTCGAACAAGCCTATTTCAACTGCAACTCAGTCTGCATTGAATACTAAAGCCGGAACGTCTACAGCAACAACTACTTCAAATGGATTGTTGTCAAACATCGATAAAGTAAAACTGGACTCTGTTGCATCTGGAGCAACAGCTAACTCGACAGATTTCTATCTTCTTAATAGAACAAATCATACCGGAACACAAGCTATTTCGACGGTTGCAGGTCTGCAAGGAAGCTTGGATGCAAAAGAATCTTCATCAAATAAGAATGCTGCTAATGGATATGCTGGGCTTGACGCTAACGGAAAGATTCTAGATACAACGCTTCCTTCTTCCTTGACAAATTCGATTACAACTATATCATCTGATGTACAGACTCTTAAACAAGGCGGATCGAATGGATCTCCTACGCCAGATGTTATTCTTGTTCCTGGAGGAGTCACAAAATCTGGAAATATTCTAGAAGAAAAACAAATATCATCTACTCTTGCCTTATCTGTAGTAGATTTCACACTATATGGGGTGATCTATAATTCTGCAAATTCAACGCAAATTATAAATGGTGATATATCAACAGGTGGCATGTTCTTAATCGATAAGTCTCCTATCATTCCAGTAGATGTAACAAAATCAACAGCTACATTTTTGGCCGGATCTACTGTAACGATTAATGGCGTCGGTAGTCTATCATTAAATGCGAATGGAACTTGGACATTTGTTGCAGATGCATCTTATATTGGATCGTTCCCAACTATCAAATATAGAGTGACGGATGGAACAAATACAATCACGTATTCTTTGATACTTTTATCATCTGCTGATTTTAGCGCTAGTGTAGGCGGAACTAATAATTCATCCGATGCATATCTTTTAGATCGTGCGAATCACACTGGAACACAGTCGATATCAACTATTTCTGGACTTCAAACTGCTTTGAATTCTAAATTAGATTCTTCTGGAATTCCTCCACTTCTTTTAACATCATCTGCTATATCAGGCACTGCGCAACAAGGTTATACGTTGAGCAGAACATCTGGAAAATATACAGGAACTCTTCCTTTAACCGTATCTGGAAATTGGCAAAGAAATGGTGTAGATATCGCCGGGGCTACTGGATCTACGTACACACTCGCTCTAGCAGATGTTGGAACAAATGTCAGATGGAGAGATAATGTTACAAATGCGGCCGCTATAAGCGGTGTAGATTTCTATTCATCTACTTTATCAGTTACTGCTCTACAAATTCCGGCAGCTATCACATTCCCATCATACACAGGAACTGTTCAACAAGGACAGACACTAACTCTTGTTCAAGGAACATATAGCAATCTTGGTGCCGTATCTGGAATTCAATGGACTAGAAATGGAGCTGATATTTCAGGAGCAACATCTCCAACATATGTCGCTCAAGCAGCAGATGTGGGGACGTCTTTAGCTATTAAAGTAAATGTTACCAATTCTGCCGGAACCGCATCTATTAGTTCTGTCGGAACAATAGTCCAGCCGCTAGGACTTGTTGAATATCATTTCTTAATCGGAGAAAATACAGGATCATCTTACACCGGCTCGATTGATTCCCAATCAACTCGTTCGAATTCTGATGCGATTTCAAATTATGGATCTGCCACAGATATAACAGTCTCAAAATGGGATACAACGAACATTTCAAATGGTTTGATAAAATTTTCTGGTATATCTAACATATCTGGACCAGTGACTGTTACGAGTGCTAAACTTCAATTGTATTGTTCGTATGCACATCAAGAATCAGCTAACAACAATACACTATCTTTATATTCTATGATGAAACCATGGAAGGAAGGAGAAGTATCTTGGTTAGAATATGCTCTTGGGCAATCATGGCAGGCTCCTGGTGGCATTGGATCGACTGATCATGACTCTACAGCAAGTGCATCCGTAGTTGCTCCTGCTACTTCTGGATCTTGGATTGAATTTTCTGGATCCGATCTCATCGCAGATGTTCAAAATTTCATAAATGGATCGAAAGTAAATTATGGATGGTTGATCGAGAGATCTGATATAACTGGATTACCAACATCATATACTGGAGATAGCAGAAAATTTACATCTAAAGAGGGAACGAATGGATTCCGTCCAAAATTGCTAATCACACTATCTGGATCAAACGTGAATCTACCAAAACCCATTGTAGATTCTTCGCCTGTTATATCTGGACTGGCGTTAGCTGGACAAACATTAACTGCATCAAATGGAACATGGTATAATTTTCCTTCGTCGTATAAATATCAATGGTACAGAGCCGGCGTTGCTATCTCCGGTGCTACTTCTAACACATATGTTTTAACAAGCAATGATGTAAATCAACAAGTGACATGCAGCGTAGAAGCAGCTAATACATCTGGTTCCACAATTGATATCAGTTCTTCTGTTACGGCTCTTATTCCTCCGACTGCTCCTATCACAGATAACAGCATTAAATCTATGCTATCTGTACCACAACCAGCTCTGCTTGCTGGATTTAGCGATCCGGCGTTTGGTACTTTTATCAGAAGAATAACTGATGCATCATCACAATATAGCGATCAAGTGGCAAAACCTGTATATTCTACGATTCCTACTTGGAACTCAGATGAATCTAAAATGATCGTATGGGTTACAAGTGGTTCACAAAGCGGATTTGCTTTGTTGAACGGGCAAACATACGCATACATCAAAATGCTAAGTCTTCCTGGTATTCTTGACATCGAGCATTTCATGTGGTCCGCTACAGATCCTGATATTATTTTCTACGATTACGCATCTGGATCGACAAAGCAATTGAGAAAAATGCACATCTCGACAAGTCAAGTAGATGTAGTGTTTACACATCCAGCTTCTACTGGAAATGTTGGCTTTGGTGGAGATCCAAAATATTCTTCATGGAACAATAATATTTTTGGATTCTTTGATGAAGGAACAAATAAAGCATTCACTCGAAATGTAACAACTGGAGTCGAAAGCCCAAGATATACAGCTGATGTTGCTGCCGACATCTCTCCTAGCGGAGCATATTATGTCATATCTGTAGCGGGAGTCGCGACTGCTTATAGAACATCTGATAACACTGTTGTCAGAACATTGGCATCAAATTGGTCTGAGCATGGATGTTTCACGCAATTATCCGACGGAAGAGATGTTTGGGTATCGGCACAATACGATAACACAGTGACAGGAAATGGTAATGTTATTGTTGAATACATTGATACAGGAGAAATATATACGCTTCTTGGTGAATCTAATGGATATGGATATCCATCAGCATCAACTCATATCAGTGGATTGGCATTCAATCGTAAAGGATGGGTTGCTGCTTCTATTGTCGGAAACATTAACCAAGCAGGACTATTGCAGAATGAAATTGTCATGTGCAACCTGAACACAAGAACATATCAAAGAGTTGCTCATATGCATACATTAGGCAACAATAATTCACATTTCATCTTTGCAGAGGCACATGCAAATATCAGTCCATCCGGTACTCGTATTGCATTTGCTTCTGATTGGGGATCAAATGCTGATGTTAATACGTTCGTTGTTGAACTTCCACCAGCATGGCTTGTTTGATAAATAGATTAAACTTTTATTAAGCAAATGAAACATTACAAATATCTATTAGAGGCGTTAGATAAGCATCAAACAAGTGCTGTTGATTACTGGAAGGACATGCACGGTACAGATGCTTCTAAAGCATTATCTGACCATGTGATGAAAGGGGAAGATACGATTCATCTTCCCCTGAAATCAAAAGAGGATCATGTTGGAGAGATTCCTTCAGATGTACACGAACATCTTAGATCGAATGGATTTGATATTCCTTCTTTTCATGAATACAGGGCAGGATATGCAACAGATAAACATGGTCGAATGGTTTCGATCGGAAAAGCTTTAACAAAATCAAAAGCTCCTCCAGAGTTGAAGAACAAGTTTGATAACGATCCTGCTAGACAAACAAAGCAATCAGATCTTCATGTCGCTATAACTCGTGATCCATATCATGTAGCCGGTATGTCTACCGATAGAGGGTGGACATCATGTATGCATATGTATGATGGATGTAATGCCCAACATATAGAGCAGGATCTTCGACATGGAACTCATACAGCATATCTGATTCATAAAGATGATAAAAATATTGAGAATCCGATCGCTCGTATAAATCTGAAACCTCATGTCAACTATGAACACGATCACACAATTCTTCGTCCAGAAGGAACAACATACGGAACAGGAAACGATCAATTCCATTCTACTGTGAAAGAATGGGCGGAACAGCATTTTCCTATGAAACACGATGGAAATTATCAACCGCATGGCGATGTTTATGAAGAAACCGGAGTCTGGTACAATAAAAATGCATCTCATATACCATATCAATTCAGACATCTAACAAATCCAAAAAATCACGATGGTAGATCTATCTTCACTGATGGCGAATTGAATGTATCTGCTAATGATTTGATAGAACATGCTCCTAAACATGTTTCATATCACATTCTGAATTCTATTAATTCTTCAAATGATTCTGATGAAACGAAGAATCATCAAAGAATGGCTCTAGCTAATCTTACTAAGCATCACGATGTAATGAACTCATCAATGCATGGATTATCTCCTGCTGACAAACATCATATGTTAACAGGAAAATATCAATACCAAGATTCAAAATTCGCATCTCAGATGTTATCTCATGCATCTAAATTCAAGGTTGATCCAGAACATACAGGAGATGCTATCGATCATGCTTTGAAAAATGAAGGAAGTTCTTTGGATATTAAAGCCGGTAATGATGAACAAGCTACAAAAATCCTCAATAAAGTTGGAGCTAAAGACTATCTATCTCTAAGATCCGGCAAAGAGTCTAATGAATTTATCAATAAGCTTGCTAGAGATCCTGAACTAAAACCAAATCATCTAATTGACATTGCCCATTTGTTAGATGCAGATACAATACATCATTTGATTGATAAACACGGTGGAAAGATTTCAGATGGATTTCTTCATAACGAAATGTCAACTAATTCAAATTATGATCAATCGCATGCTGATAGAATTTCCAGTCTTTTTGATTCAAAGAGTAGAAAATATCAATATCATGCTTTGAAGTCTATTCCTGATGATGCAATGAAGAATTATCCTGGATTGGCTGAGTATGCTTTACATAATGTAAAAAATCGTGATATCTTGCATAAAGCAGTCGATCACATCAACGAGCATGGCACATCCACAGCAGTTCCTATAAAAGCAATTAAAGCTGCTGGTGATTTTGTTGGTGATAAAAAGATAGCAGATTTCATAACACATTCTCCTCATGTTCATAAAAATGCAATCAGTTATCTAGATTCTGCTAATGCTAACAGATTGCATATACATGCTTTGAAATCAGATAATCTGACAGCAGAACAGAAGTATCCACACCTCAAAGCTATCATGGATACAGAGACTCCTAGATCATATCAATTTGCTGCAATGGATGTTTTGAAAGGAACTGATATGGAAGATCAAGCAAAAGCAGGATTTCGTAAAGTTAAGAATCATGATCAAGGAATGCAATGAGCAAACAATTTTCCAATTTTCTGCAGACTAACAATTTCATGTTAGTGATTCCGTCGTTTGAGGCAACTAGATTTCTTGCTACGTCCTTTGCCCTTCCCAGCATTGCTCTACCGCCTGCTGCAGCCGATACACCCTTCTCTACCATGAAATTTGCTGGTGACAAGATCCAGTTTACGCCTGTGAGCTTCGAATTCATCATAGATGAAGATATGAAGAACTACACGGAAATCTATTCCTGGTTATCTTCTATCTCGTATATGGAATCGTTCGATGCATTCAAGAATTATGCTTTGAAGTCAAATTTTCAACCTCTAGGCGAACAAGATATCAAGGTCATGATTCTGGATTCAAAGAATAATCCAGTTTCAACGTTTACATTTTTTAATGCTATTCCTGTCTCTCTTTCTAGTTCTGGTGTGTCTTCTACTGTGTCAGATGTCGAATACATGAGAGCATCTGTAACATTTGATTATGATTACTTCATCATCGAAAAGAATTGACAATTAAATACATCACATTGAACTAACAGAAAAGATCACATGAAGAATCTAAACATTCGTCCATATTTCGACGATTACAACGAAGACAAACAATTCTACCAAATTCTGTTCCGTCCTTCATATGCAATTCAAGCACGTGAATTGAATCAAATGCAAACAATCTTGCAAGAGCAGATTGCAAGACATGGAAGAAATATTTTCAAAGAAGGATCGATGGTCATTCCTGGTCAACTATCGATTGATACATCTTTGGATTTCGTTAAACTTGACTCGACGTACAACGGAACGTCGATCGATTCGTATCTTTCTTCTTTTTCTGACGAATCTGTAGAAGTAATCGGAGCAACATCTGGTATCAGAGCTAAAGTACAAATCTTTAGAAAATCTTCCGATACAACAAATCCAACTATCTGGGTCAAGTATATTTCTTCTGGCGATTCCGTTAACAAAGGAACAGTAAAGACTTTCCAGCCAGGAGAAGTGATTTATACTTCTGATTCAGTTCCTCTTTATGCAACAGTAAAAAATGCATCCGATGCAATTGGATATGGATCATCTGCAAACATCCAGAAAGGTGTATATTTTGTAAATTCTAGATTTGTTCTGGTAAATGCACAAACAATCTTGCTTGATGACTATACAAATTCTCCTTCATATAGAGTTGGTCTGGAAATCCAAGAAGATTTCATCACTCCAGAAGAAGACGATTCTCTGTATGACAACGCACAAGGATCTACGAATTTTTCTGCTCCTGGTGCTCATAGATACTACATCGACCTGAATCTTAAGAAATATTCGCTATCAGATGTTTCGGATAAGACATTCATCGAACTTTTAAGAGTCACGAATGGTAATCTGAATTCTATCGTAACGACTACAAACTATTCATTGATTGCCGATGCAATGGCTCGTAGAACATACGACGAGTCTGGTAATTATGCGATTGATACATTCAATTCTCAAGTCAAAGAGCACAGAAACAACAATAGAGGAGACTGGTCAGCTAACACATCGTATCTGAATGGTGACATTGTGAACGTTGGATCGATATCATATGTAGCCGAGAACAATGGCACATCTGGATTGATTGCTCCTACTCATATCATCGGATCTTCGACAAATGGAAGTATTTCTTTCCGTCAAGAAAATTCCCCAGTATACAATCAAGGTATTCTCTCTCAAGAAAATGGCGGAGATCCATCTAAAATGGGACTTCTCATAGATCCAGGCAAAGCATATGTCTTTGGATATGAGGTTTCAAAAGCTGGACAATCAACTGTTACGATCGATAAAGCTTCTACATATCTTCCAGTAAGAAATGCTACAATTCAAACCGATATCGGTTCTTACATCAACATAGAGAATGTCTATGGATTTTTGGATGTAACGCAATTTCCTATCGTAGAACTTAGAGATAGATATACAACTACTCCAGGAACTTCCAATGGATCTATCATAGGAACTGCCAGAGCAAGATACATGGAGTATCAAACAGGAACGATTGGATCATCTTCTTGCGAATATGTTCTTTCGTTGTTTGATATAAAGATGAATACTGGTAAGAAATTCACATCAAATGTCAGACAGATAGCATTTACGAATGTGTCAGGTGTCAATTTCACATGCGACACACATCGTGATATCGCAATTCTATCAGGATCAATCACGACCCTAACTTCATCGACTACAGTAACAGGGACTGGAACGAAATTCACAAAAGAATTGAATGTTGGTGATGCAATTGGATATTATGTATCTGGTACATTGTATTCAATGATGATTGTTCAATCTATCTCATCGGATACATTGCTCACATTGACAGCAAATGCTCAACATGCCCTTACGAATTCTTCTCTATATTCTGTATCGAGCACGCATTATGAAAGTTCGAATGATTCTTTAATCTTCAAACTTCCAACTCGTTACACCAGAAAAATGAAAGATGTTGATGATGAAACATCATCAAACATTGCATACTATGTACGTCAATCATATGTATCTGGAACAGTTACGGGTGGAATAGCAACAATCGCATCTTCTCTTGGGGAGACATTCGCGTCTCCCCAACAACCAGATGCGTTCCACGTTGTATCTCCTGTTACAGGAGCAGTTATTCCTGCTACGATTACATTGAATGGAACTGCGAACATTGCAACGCTTAACGTTGGAACATCTTTTAATGGTGGAATCGTCAACGTAATTGCTACTGTTAAGAAGACAGCAAAAGAAAGACTGAAGAGCATAACTCGAGCGTTCTCAGAAGATATCACGGTACAAGCAAATGCGATTTCTCCTTCGATTACTCTTTCTAAAGTGGATGGCATCAGACTTCTGAAGGTTTCTGAATTCGTAGATTCAGGCGGGACTCCAATTGCTTTTGGATCTTCTATTCCCGGAAATGCGGTTGCTGTCGATATCACCTCAAGATATAAATTCGATACAGGAATCAAAGATTCTTACTACGATTTTATCAAGATAGTCAACAACACATCAATCAACCCAAGATCTCCAATCAGAATCACATATGACTATCACGAACATTCTTCATCTGGAGACTACTTCACGATAGATTCATATCAAAAGACTATATCTGAAACATATACAAAAGCTAACGGCGAAGTATTGGATCTTTTTGATTGCGTAGACTTCAGACCATCTAGAAATGGATCATCTTTTGTGATCAATTCGATTCCTGCAATGGGATTCGACATCATCTCAGATTACACATACTTCCAACCAAGAGTTGATATCCTATCTTTGAATGCAAATGGGAATTTTGTTATCACCAAAGGGGTTCCAGCCGATTCTCCTGTAGCTCCTTCGATTCCTGAAAATTCGATGTTGATGTCTACTATCTCGGTATATCCTTCAATTGTTGGAACTCCTGTTATTTCTATCAAGAGAGAAAATAACAAACGATACACAATGAAAGATATCGGAAATCTTGAAAGTCGGTTATCTAATGTTGAATACTATACATCTCTTTCTCTTTTAGAATCTCAGACAAAGAATCTTCAGCTATTCGAAGCTAACGGAGACGTATCTTTCAAGAATGGATTCATTGTAGACTCGCTCATTGATCAATCAATTGCTCAGACGGATTCTAAAGAATTCAAATGCTCTATTGATGTAGCTAATGGTATTCTGCGCCCATCCTTTTCTAATGATAACGTAAAATTGTTTGAGAGCGTTGCATATTCTGATAGAAAATCTATGGGATATGTAGTGAACAACGGAATCGCTACCCTAGATTACACTACTGTTTCTTATATCGAGCAACCATATGCAACAAGATACGAAAGCGTAACGCCATACATTAAAATCAATTTTATTGGTGATATTTCGCTAACACCAAGTTCTGATGAATGGTATGAAACTCAGTATCGTCCAGATATCGTTATCAATCAAGAAGGCAATTTCTCTGCTTTGGCTAATGCGTATCGTTCTGAACTAGGAACTGTTTGGAATGCTTGGCAAATTGCATGGGCAGGTGCTAGGTTTACAACTGTCAGAGGACGTATAGTTCAAATTGGCGGAGATGAGTCATACACTCAAACAAGAACCGGAACGACAACGTATATCAAAGCTGTCTATGATACGAAGGTTATCGATGATAGAATTGTATCTATCGATATAATTCCATTTATCAGACCTCGTACGATCAGTTTCTTTGGAACAGGATTCAAACCAAATACAAAATTGTTTGGTTTCTTCGATTCGACATCTATCGATTCGTATATCAATCCAAGTTCTATCATTACACTCAGCTCCAAGAATGGAACATTTGATATGTTCACAGATGCAGGATCCGACTCTAACAGTGTTGCTAGATCTATTGCATCCGCTAATGATGCTGTTTCCACTGGATTGAAAAAGGGAGATATCCTCCACAACGGAGCATCTGGAAATATTGCTCTCGCAACGGCAACTGCGATTGTGACTATTGATGAAGATAGCATGATTCATGTTATCAACCAAAGAGGATCGTTTTCTGTTGGTCAAATTGTTTATGGTTCTATATCTGGTGCGAATGGTATCGTATCTTCCATCTCTCAGCCTGGGCTTATTACGAATGCATACGGAGAGATTTCTGGAACTTTTGACATCCCATCAAATTCGAAGATTCAATTCAGAACAGGTACGAAGAATTTTATTCTGACAGATTCGTCTTCCAATGGAACAAATTATACAACGAAAGCTCTTACAACATACACTGCAACAGGATACATGCAGAATAGAGTTCGAACAATTGTATCTACACGAAATGGCGTTCTGGCTAAAGAAGCAGTTTCAGAATCTGTATTTGTTGAAGTTCAACCAGTGTATGCCGATCCTTTAGCTCAGTCTTTCAAGATTGCAAATCCAGATGGGATATTTGTTGATTCTTTTGATCTTTATTTCTACAGCAAGGATAGAATTCTTCCTGTAACATTCGAAATCAGAGAAATGTCGAATGGCATTCCTACTCAGACAGTTCTTCCTGGATCTAGAGTAACGTACAGACCAAATCAAATCAATGTTTCAACAAATGCTACAAATGTAACTAGAATCAAAACAGCATATCCAGTTTTCTTGGATGGTGATACAGAATACTGCTTTGTTCTTTCTTCAGATTCTCCATATTATGCGGTATGGGTTTGCTATGTTGGTGAGAACGACGTAACAACTGGACAACGTATTTCTAAACAACCATATCTCGGAACATTATTCAAATCTCAAAATGCTTCAACATGGTCTCCAGATCAATTCGAGGATATCAAGTTCACATTGAACAGATGTGTTTTCAATACAGCTTCTGCTAACATCAAATTTGCTAATCAGAATCTGGATACATATGCAATCAATCCTGATGCCATTTATACAAAATCTGGATCTAACTTGATTCGACTGTTTGTTCCAAATCATGGCATTCCTGTTGGATCTAACATCATTGTATCTGGATTAACATCAAATGTAAATGGCATCCCATTTGCTTCAATTAATGGATCACATGCAGTAACATATGCAGAGCAAGATTATGTTGTTATTTCTGTTGGATCAAATGCTAATATCACAGGCTATAGCAAACTTACTAATGTTGTGTATGTAACAAAACATGTTAAATTTGAATTGTTAAATCTTCTAGCTACTCAATTGAAATATGACAACACATCAATCAAGCATTTTGCTAGATGTACGGATGCAACGTATTCAATGACAAATAATGCGGTAGAATTGATTCCTCAGGAAAACACATATTTGACAGCAAGCTACCAGATAGCATCAACTTCTAATGAATCAACGTTTAACGCAAACAAGAAATCTATCGAAGTCACAGCTCAATTGGAGAGCAGCACGAATTATCTATCGCCTGTCCTAGATCTTGATAGATATTCTATTGTATGCATTGGGAATAGAATTGACACCAATCAAACGACAAAAAATATAACTGGATTAGATGATGTAACATCTTCAATAGCTGTTACGTTCAATTCTGCTGGAACAATCACAGCGTCCGTCACTGGATCATTCAGTCAACTGAAGATCGGTCAGATCATTTCTATAAGCGGTGCAACGAATTCCACTAACAACGGTATATCTACAGTAACTTCAATAGATTCCACAGGAACAACGATCACGACAACTGATAGCGTACTGGTAAACGAAACATCAACTGTATCTTTTATTGCATATAGCAGATATTTTGATGAAATCTCAGAAAACGGAACATCCGAAGCAAAATATATCATGAATCCACTGACACTGACAAATCCTGCTTCATCGCTGAAAGTGTTTTTTGATGTAAATTTTGCTGCTCCTTCAGGATTTGCTCTTTACTATAGACTCGCATCAAATACAAACTATTTGTCTGGACAGACTTGGATTTTGGCTTCTCCTGTAACGTCACCAAAATATAGCAGCTCTGGTGACGTTTACTACGGGGTTGAGTATGATATATTGTCCAATGTGCAGTTCACATCTGCACAAATTAAGATTGTAATGACTTCTTCTGATACAAGCAATGTTCCGTCTATACAACAAATTAGAATGATTGCGACATCATGATTCCTGTTTTTGATGATTCTTCCATTGCTAGAGATGAAAAATCCAAGGCAATTGTCAATGTAAATACTGATGCATACATCAGCCACATCAATAAAAAGAAAGCGAGAGATCTCGTCAAAGATCGATTAGATTCTCTCGAATCAGACATGAAGGATATCAAAACAATGTTTTCGGTTATTCTAGATAGACTAGGAAAATAAAATGACAGCAATAGTTATATCACCAAAAGACGATTTCGAGCAATGGAGATTAAAGTGTAATCAAATTGCTGCGCAACTGGAATTAATTTCACCTGGATCATCTGGGATTGGTAGCTTTCAGCCTCTACTTGTTTCTGGAGAAAACATAAAGACAGTAAATGGACAGAATGTTCTAGGTCCTGGAAATTTAACCGTTATAGCCGATGGTGTACCGCCAATTCCGCTTGCTATTCCTGGTATATCTGGCAATGCCCAAAAAGGATATACATTGAATGCAACCAGCGCGCAATGGGTTGGATTGCCTACTCCTTCGTTAAGTGGTATATGGCAAAGAAATGGGGTAGACATCCCAGGAGCAACAACAAAATCTTATACACTTGTCGCGGCCGATGTAGGATCTTATGTTTCTTACAAAGAAATCGCGAACAATGGAGTTATATCAACATCAAATACAATATCTGTGATGGTCGCAGATTTACCTCTTCCAACTGTTCTTACAGCTCCTTATATCAAAGGAACTCCTTTCAAAGGACAGTTGATAGAATTAATCGATGGTATATATGGTCACTTAGGTCTTACTACTGGAGTTGTATGGGAGAAGGATGGAGTTCCAACAAGCAACACTAGCATGACATATCTCATGTCTGATGCAGATACAGGATCTGTCATAACAGTTGCTTTGACAGTAGAGAATGTTTCTGGCAGTTCTGTTTTTCGTACAGCTCCTGTGACAGGAGTTGGTCCTTTATACGACGGGACAAATCTTATCCCATTAGCAGCCGATCCATTTATGACACTCGAACATCCTGCTGTCGGCTCTACATTCGTTGATCCTCTATACGGAATGTCTATATTGAGAGGATCGGACTATACGAATGATACAGCAGGTGCTACGTTTATAAGACAAGCATCAAGTAGACAGCCTGTATTTAATTCTGATGCTAGTATGTACCTCGTCAAGGCATCCAATGGGTTATGGATTTTGTATGATGCAACAGCAAATCCACTAAATGTATTAGATTTTATTGATGCCGAAGCAGAACCAATATGGGATACAACATCACCAAACCTTATCCATTACACAAATGCATACGGAGGTTTGATATGGTATACGGTAGATGTATCAACAATGGATGTTGTCATTCTTCATGATTTTACTGTAAGTGTGACGACTATATTCCCAGAAGCTGCGAGAGTTTGGCTCCGAGGAGGATGTCCATCTGCAGATGGGAACACATGGACATTTTCTATCGAAAATGCAAATATGATACATCTTGGACTGATTTCATGGAATTTTACAACACAATCTATCATTTCTTCGGTATCTGCATCTACACATAACGGAGGAAGTCCAGAGTGGGTATCAACATCACCATCTGGAACGTATTCCGTTATATGCTGGTCTGGAAGTAACGGCACTGTTGCATATACGGTATCGAACTTTACATCATTCAGACAAATTGTAACAAATGCTCCTTATGGAGATCTATGCGTTGGTACTTCGAATGAGGATATTTTTTGTTATCTAGACGAAGTTAACAATGCTCTCATGGGCGTAAATTGTGCTGCTGGATCTCCGTTTGTAATTATGAGTCTGACTTGGGGCATTGGGCTCTCTAAAGAGATTATGAAAGTCACGATCAGTGGAAAATCATTCGATCGTCCTGGATGGGTATTCTTATCTGGATATGGAGAGCAGTACGAAGATACGACGTATCAAGGAAAATTGAATACTATCAGAGCGCCTTGGCGTAAAGTTTTTGTTACTAAATTAGTTCCAAGCGGAATAAGCTATAGCATTGCTTATATGCAAACATCTCCAGATTATGGCGGATCGGTTGGTAGACCAGATGCAGTACCGAGTCGTGATGGAAGAAAGGCAATTTTTACATCTAATTTCGGTGGACAGGCAGATCCAGATGTTTATATCGTCAGTATTCCAGATAAGCTAGTCAAGGGAGATCCATCAGTTCCTATTTTTATGAGCGATCCATCAATTTCATGTCCATCTGGTATCTTCCAAACAGGACAGATGTTCGTGTGTAATTCTGGTGCTGTTGATGGAGAACCATTCCCGTCTATCCACTATCAATGGAAAATAGATGGAGTTGATGTAGGGACCGACTCTGCATCTTTTACTCCAAGCACAGCTGGGGTACTTAGCTGTTATGTAACAATCCAAAATTCACAAGGACAAGCAAATAGAACATCTCAGTCGATATCAATAGTAGCTCCTGCACAAGCTCTGACTGTACCAAGAATCAGAACAAACTTGGTTGCTTCAACAAATGCACACGTTTATATGCCTCCTGATATGATGCAAGTATGGGCTGATGATCTGGTTATAATATCTGCTGCATATTCGTTCGTAACAATGACTGCAGAGCCTACGATGTCAGACCCGACAGGAATAAATACAATTGTCGGCTTACCTGCTATTAAATGCCCTGATAGAAATAACATCGTGAAAATTTGGTATTGTCTTAGAGCCGCTGCTGGATTCTTTGAATTTGATATAAATTCATCAACAATCACCACGAACGCTGAGATTAACATGAGAATAAGTACATATAGTCCTGGTGCTGGTCATCATTTCGAGTTTGATACGTATGCATCAATCGGATCTGGGTATGCATATGGTGATATCGTAACGCCTGCATTTAATACATCCGATCAGGGAGTGATATATACAGCTTTTTCGGATGATTATTATTCTAAAGATCCATTTCCATTTCCAGCCCCCACTGGATTCACTTACTTTGCTAACATAGATCGTCCTCTAGTTGCTGCTGATATGATTACAGCAACAGCAAAATCAAATGTAGTCGGAACGAAGCCATCTGGCAATGATTATACACGAGGCGAAGTTCAATCCGTCTCCTTTGTAACAAAACCTAATTAAAAAAGGTATATATGAATATAATTTCTAAATTGTTTATTTCTTTAATTTTCTTCATAAGCTCAACATCCATGGCTGCTACTTTCTACGTCAAGCCTGGTGGTGGGTCTGCATCACAATGTAACGGACTTGCGAATACGGTATATCCTGGAACTGGAACAAACGTCGCATGTGCTTGGTCAAATCCTATGATTGCTCTTCCTTCTCCTACATTTGGAACACCAAGAATTGCTGGAGGCGATACTCTCATAGTTGCTAGAGGCAAATATCCTATCCGCAGAGGATCTCCTGGATCGGAACCATGTGGAAATAATATATGGGATTGTAACTTAGGAGTGCCTCCTGCAGGCACTCCATCAAATCCAACAAGAATACTTGGAGAAGGATGGGATAAGAGATGTATGCGACCTCCTACTTTACTCGGCGGAGGTCCAGGAGGTATGGATCATGTCGTGAATTTAATAAATACACATGATGTTGTCTTTGCTTGCTTTGAAATAACTGATCCAAGTGATTGCATTCCAGGATATGAGGCTAAGACTGGACGATGTGGAAATACTCAAGTAGATACGTTTGCTAAAGATGGAATTCGAATTTCTGATACAGTGAATCTGGTCATTCGAAATTTAAACATTCATGGTATGGGTGCCGGTGGGATTACGTTTGGACGTAATCAAGATTTCCTAGCAGAGGATATCAGAATTTCCGCTAATGGATGGGTTGGTATCAGTGGAGACTTGGATGGTAATACGTTAGAAGAAAGTATCAATACAGGATCTATTGTATTCCGTAGAGTTCTTATAGAGTGGAGTGGCTGTCGAGAATCTATCCCAGGCAATAAACCATTCGGATGTTGGGCTGAACCTGGATGGGGAGACGGTGTAGGATTTGATCACACTTATGGTGATTTTTTATGGGAAGATTGTACATTCCGATATAATACATCAGACGGTTTAGATATGCTGTATCACGATGGAGAAGTAGGCGATGTTGTAGTTCGTCGAGCCAGATCCGAAGGCAATGCTGGTAATCAGCTTAAAGTACAAGGAAAAAATGTCACCATTGAAAATAGTATTGTGATTGCAAATTGTAATTTCTTTGATGCTCAACCTTATACAATGCACGTTGAACATAATTGTCGCGCTGACGGAGTTGCTATAACAGCTGTTACAAAGGGTGGAGAATCATCAACCATTAAAATGATTAACAATACTGTAATAGGCAACGGCGATTCTGCTATTAATACTTCATCAACAAATGCAACTGTTATTGTGAAAAATACCATCATGGCAGGATCTGGACCTTCTTATTTGAAGCCAGGACAACCAATGGCTGGACTTCTTACATACGATAATCCAGGTGTAGTCATAACGGACCACAACATATTGTGGAACATTCACAATGCTGGATGCGGTATACAAGGCGATTGTGTAGATCCAATGTTTGTAAATTTTTCTATGAAAAACGCAGATCTAAGACTAAGACCAGGAAGTCCAGCAATTAATGCTGGCACGGCATCAGGAGCACCTACAACAGATTTCTTTAAAGTACCAAGAACGGCACGCGGAGGAATTGATATTGGTGCTTTAGAACTCCCATAATTAAATACAAAATCAACAAGAAGGAATCAAAATGGCAAGTAATTTATTCAAGAACTCTACAGCAATAGCAATCGGAACTACCGATACGACACTCTATACGACTCCTGTTGGTAAGAAATCCCTCTTAACTCAGTTTGATGTTGTCAACACTACAGCGTCGCCAATCAATGTTGATGTTTATGTTTATAGTTCTGTGTTGGCTGCTAAAGTTTATCTATTCAAAGGTGTTCCAATCGCTGCCGGTTATCCTCTAGAAGTAATCACAAACGGCAAGAAGATAGTTCTTCAATCTTCTGATATAATCGGAGTTAAGTCAAGTGTTGTATCATCGGCTAATGCGATTGCTTCGTACCTTGAAGATGTGAACTAATCAAAAATGTCTGATAAGATTATTCAAGCCGCATATGTCAAAATGTTGGCTTTGAAAGAGAAGATTAGACGCAAACGCTTACTTCCTATTGCATATGATGGGAAGGTTGATTCAGAATATCAGAAGAAAGACAAGAAAGATGATCTAAAAGAATCTTTCTTCGGGATCAAAAATGTTCTGAGTGGCGAAGGCAGCACATCAAATAAATCCTTTGTATTGAATACATCAGATTTGAGTCTAGCAGAAAGACACGATCTTAAGAAGAAACATCTTCCAGCAGAGCCAGAGAACAAAGCATTGGAGGATCATGTCGATTCAATGATAGATTCTCATCTTGCAGGAAATCATAATCCTAATTTATCTCTTGATATAGTTGAGGCAATCAGCAAACATTCTGTTCATGAAAACAGACTACAGATGAATGCAAAATATGGCTATGCAATAGCAAGGCAAAAAGATCCAACTCTACCAAACCCAGATAAGACACATAAGTCTGAATATACGACAGATGAGGTAAGAAATCATATCGCAAATGGCTTCATACCTCATTCGTCTGGTGGGATTTTTCGATCTATTCATGATACGACTAATAGCATAAACTATCAGCATAATGATGGAAAATATCATCAAGTCAATAGCTTTAATTATGCTCAACTTGGAAAATTTAATGTTCCTGCAGATGAACTTAAAAAGTTCACAGATACAAGAGAATCTTTAGAAAGAATGGGTGTTGGTAATTATCAACACGAAAAAGCAATCGAAGAATATACCAGAACATCAGAGGGATTGAATAGATCTTTGATAGATTCTCATGTGAATAATACTGATCATGAAGATAATGAACATGCTCTACATAGTAAACATCTATCAGAAGCAATTCATCAAGCTACCCCAAAACCTGATTTTGACTTCCATGTTTACACAGGAATTTCTCATGAAATAAACATGAAGAAGATCATGGATGACAATAAGCATAAGCCTGTTGTTGCAGTTCACTTTCCTCCTTTCACATCAACATCATTGGTTAAATCTACAGCATCAGGATTTGCTCATACAAAATTAGATGATCATATCAAAGGTGTCCGTCATGTTGCAGAAGTTTTGAAAATACATGTTCCTGCTGGACATAAAAGAGGAATGTATGTCGATCATTATTCATCAAATCCAGATGAACACGAATACATCTTGGATAAAGGACATGTTTTACATTTTCCTCATCAAGAACCAACATATGAGTTCAAACATGGGACAGCTACAAGAACGTGGCATGCTCATATCAAACCGAACGGTGAAGAAGACGATTAAATCTTGAATGATAAATAGTTGAACCGTTATGGAGTCAACTATGAAAATCGAAAAATACAACGAATCCCATCTTAGAGTCTTTGCATCATCCGATGTTCTTTCGGAGATCAAAGACTTTTTCACATTCAAGGATATATGATATGGCGTATGTGTATGAGCTTACATTCATTCCGTATAACATAAAATATATAAAAATCACAAACGGAACAGATTACATGTATTGGCCTATAAAAATAAAAATTCCAGAATCATGGTATCCAGATCCTTTTAGATATACTCCGCCTTGTCAGAAAAATAAGAAATGGTGGATTCATCCAACGACAAAAAATCTAAAATTATCTTTTGCTGATTTATCTGAAATAGGATATGTTTTAAGAAAAGATCATACAGAAGAAGACAGAAAGATAAAACAAGAATCCAGAACAGGCAGATCCGGAAATAAATGGTTCAATGATGGGAATTCAAATAGGAAATTCTTCCCTGATAAAATTCCAGAAGGATGGAGTCCAGGAAGAGTAAACTTCAAAATGATCAATAAAAGAAAATCTGGATCAACGACAGGAAAATGCGCATACAACAATGGCGAAATAAATATTTATTTGAAATCAGATTCAATAATTCCAGAAGGATTTGTAAAGGGTCTGTATAGACCAAGGAAATCGATATGATAAAAATAGAAAAATTTAATGAATCATTCTTAAGAGTATTTTCTGATGATTCAACTCTTCATAACATAAAAGAATTTTTTACATTCAAAGCGCCAGGATATCGTTGGCACCCTAAATATAAAGCAAAACTGTGGTCAGGGGATATCAGTCTGTTCAATATGCAGACAAACAAGCTTCCTCTGGGTCTACATGATCTTCTTCTGACATATGCAGAAAAAGCTGGAGAAGAAGTAGAATACATCTACAATCCAAAATATACCGACTTCGGAAAAGAAGAAATTTCATACGACGAACTCGTTGATTTCATAGGAACACTTCAGGTAACGAATTCAGAAGGTTTGCCTATAACCCCTAAAGACTATCAAATCGATGCAGTATACACCGCCCTCGTCAATCGTAGACGTACTTTGTCTATGCCAACTGGATCAGGGAAGTCTCTAACCATCTATATTATCATTAGATGGATGTTGGCTCATGATAAAAGAGTATGTCTTCTGGTTCCTTCTGTTTCTTTGGTCAAACAGATGATTTCAGATTTCATAGAATACTCAATTGGGAATGGATTTGACATAGACTCAATGTCTACTCTTCTTTTCTCTGGACAAGAACGAAATTTTGATCCTCCTATCTTGATTTCTACATGGCAGACAATCTCCAAGATGATAAAGTTATCACATGGAATGAAGGTCTTGAATTCATACGATGGGATCATCATAGACGAATGCCATACCGCGAAGGGGACTGAGCTTCAGAAAATCCTAGATTTAGCAACTGATGTTCCATATAAAATCGGTACGACAGGAACAGTCGATAAAGAAAAAATCAACGAATTATCAATCGTTGGTGCTCTAGGACCAATCGAGAAGATCATCACAACAAAAGAGCTAATGGATAGCGGATCTCTTTCTGATATGATCATCAAAGGGATCATTCTCCAGTATCCAGAAGAAACATGTAAACTCAATAAATCTCTGGAATACCAAGACGAATTATCTTTCATATGTGCTCATAACGAAAGAAGCAAGATCATTGCAAATCTAGCCTTTGCGTCTACAGGGACAACGATGATCATGTGCAACTTTATTGATAAGCATCTCATTCCTCTCTATGAATACATCAAATCAAGAGCAGAGAAATACGGAAGAGAAGTTTATATGATTCATGGAGGTATTTCTGCTGATGAAAGAGAACGGATCAGAAAATATGCTATCGCAAATCCAGGCATCATTCTTGTGGTTAGCTATGCAACATGTCAGGCAGGTATAAATATTCCGAACATAGAAAATGTTATCTTCGGATCTCCATCAAAATCTATGATTCGTGTCTTACAGTCAATCGGACGAGGACTCAGAAAAGTAGAAGGAAAGAAGATGACTTTGATTGATATCGTAGATGATATGCGATACAAGAAATATGAAAACACAATCTTCAAACACTTCCTTGAAAGAATGAAGATTTACAGAATCGAAAAGTTTGACATTGAACTGAAAGAGATACAAATCAAATGAATCTAGTCAACTATGGTATATCAGACGCTACAGTTCTTTTCAAGAACATTGTACTTGCTAGACTGAAAACAGGAGAGAATCTTATCTCCTATTCTTACCATCATTCAAATGGAATAGTTCTTTTCTTGCCCATGGAACTTGTCAGACAAGAAGATGATTCATTCAGCATGAGATCGTTCTTGCCATTTGTTAAAGAGAGAATCTTTTACATCTCGATTGATGATGTTCAACTTGTAAAGAGTAATCTCATCCAATACATCTCTGATTCATACATTAAAATGACAGAGACTCTTTACAAGAATGATATAGATGATGTTCTCTTCTCTGCTGAATCATTCAAGCAAGTAGAAGCTGAAATAGAGTTATCATCTGGAGCTATCGTACACTAATCTTCATGTAACTGATCATAGCTACGCCCCGTCATGGTGATAAAGACCTGATTGATAGGAATTTATTGAAACCTTATGACGTGCAGTTCCTTTTATTGAGTGAGGAACTCTTAAGAAATGAATCTTATCAATTGTATCAAAAGAGAAGAATATCAGGAATGATGGAATCTGGAACGAAAGTGACAGTCAGTCAAAGATGAGGACCTCAATGCTTTTATTCTTTAGGATTTATAGTGGATTGTTCTTATTATTCTTTTATCAATCGTAGTTCGTATTCTAGTGATTTCTTTCAACTTTGTTATCAGGCGCATTTTTATTCCTTGCGGACACAGATTGCCAACTGTGACTAATATCACCAATAGAGCCTGTTTATTCTGTAGTAATCAGCTACATGACCTGCGGGGCGTAGAAGACAGCGTATAACTCGCTATCTGAACAGGAAGCATTGAACTTTTTTGAACAATGCAGAACTTTTCCAAAGCATTCTCATATCTTTGAAGATCATCTGTCTATCATCTCTTTTCTTTCCAGCAACCGAGACATGGTTCTTTTCTACAGGAGGAAGCCCTATGCATAGACTATACACGATTGTGATCATGATGTCAAGCACTTTTTACTTAGTCTGATTTGTCTTGACAGATGAAGATTTCTTGTTATAATTATGACATTGTTTTAGGAGATTTTTATGAAAGAATTGACCTTCAAGTTGCCTAAGTTTTTCCGTAGTCCTTTGTCGAAGACTTACATCGATCTTCCTTCTGGCCATCGTATCTATTCTGAGATCTTGCATGGCCCGAATACGGTTTGCTTCATCTTTGCTCCTGTGAAGATGTTCGGTAAGATCTTGTTTCGTCGTCCTACCTTTGTATGGACGAATTCCATTCAGACTGCTATCTTTTGGGTGAACAACTATGCCTAACATCAATCGTTACAATGTTCAGTATTGGCTCTATGCCATCTTGAATAAACAGTATGGTGAGCTTGTTACATTGCATCGTTCATATGTTGCTCGTACGTATGATGTCAACAAGCACGATTTTGAGATCGCCACAATTTTCAACAATGACAACGATGCGCTTGAATTGATTCGAGACTTTCTCGTACACAAATTGATCGATGCAGGCTATCAAGAGAAGAATGGATTCTTTGAGAAGTTATTTGGAAATAAAAGAGTTGTGATCCGACTGAAATATGGTAGGATGAGGGATGATAAGTATCATCTATGTGCTTCTTCATGGACTTATTCAGAATGAAAATTCATCTGATTTCCGATCTTCACTGTGATTTCAATCCATACAAGAATGAATTCCCAGAAGAAGCCGATGTTGTTGTGATTGCCGGGGATGTTGCAGAAGATATCAAACATCTTCGAGACATCTGTAACTTTAATCCAATGCATCAGATCATTTTTGTTCCTGGTAATCATGATTTTTATGGTGGTTCTGTGGAAGCTCGTTTGATGCTTTTTACAGAACTAGAAAATGAATGTAAGAATCTGAAAGTGTTGTATAATCAATCTATCACGATCGGCGACGTTGAATTCTTTGGTACGACTTTGTGGTCTAACATGAATGCGTACCCAGAACATCAATATCATATGAAGCAATGGTATCCTACAGGATTGAGTGATTCGCATTATATCTATTCTTGGAATGTTGATATGATGCTTGCAGAGTTTGATCTCGCGAAGAGATCTATCGAAGAATTTCTTGATGCCCCTAGTTTGAATAAGAAAGTCGTAATCACGCATTTCTCTCCTTCTTTGGATTCTGTCCACGAAAGATTTAAAAATGATGTTCCGTTTAATTCATACTGGTGTAACAATCTTCAAACAAAACTGATCACCAAAGCAGATATCTGGATGCACGGACATGTCCATAATGTATTTGACTACGAAGTCTTCTCGTATGAAACGCTAGAATCTTGTCGTGTTGTTTGTAATCCTCGTGGTTATGTTTCTAAATATGGGATCGAGAACACAGAATTCGATCCAACATCGATTCTGGAGATTTGATATGGTAAAATTTCAAAAATGTCATAAAATATGGGATGATAATGATCATCCATTGGAATTCTCTGGCGTGATTGATGTCGCTTTATATGTGGGTTCATTCTTTCATGCAAATATAAATCTTCCAGCAAGAAATGGATACGAAGATAAGAGCTCTGTTTTTGCAGATGGTGTGATAGTTGGTTGGATTCATTACGACTACTTCGATTTCAATTTAGCATTGACTAAATTACGCCACGGCGTAAAAATGCGAAGGTCTTGTTGGATGCATGATCGACATATCTTCATAGAAAAATTCATAACCAAAGATGTTGTGAGTATGCAATACATTAAATGGTCGGAGGCATACTATTTTTCATTGGAAGATATTGATGCTATCGATTGGATGGTTGTCAATGAGTGATATCAAAACTAAAATTCAGTTCTGCGTTGCTATGAATGAAAATTTTGTCTTGGATTTTTGCGAGTATGATCCAAACAATATTCAGAAGATGCAGAAATATCAAGAATGGATTGATGCAAAAAGAAATGATAAGATTTTGTGGCATATCAAGACAATTTCTACAGATATCTTGTATCCTTACTCTGTAGAAACCATATGAGATATCATGTTCGTTGTCGTAAATGTCAAGCAAGAAGAGTTTTGAGCAAGCATCCAGATGCATACGCGCTTGCTCCTGTTTGCCGAAGCATTGGGTGTGGATCCAGAGCATATCGAGTCGATAAGTGGATGATGAATCGTAACACATCTGCAACAGGCCTTAATGCACTTGGATGTAATTGTGGAGGTGTTCCTTTTTCTGGTGGCGGAAATATTCATCGAAAAGGAACAACGTATTGTTGGTTTCGTAAGGATGGATCACCCAGATATCCAGGAGATCCAGATTTTAAAGATGCTAGAGAGGACTAGTTTTGGCTTTTGATTTATTGCGCGTGAACTGCATGATTGACTTAGAAACACTTGCTACACATTTTGATGCAGGTGTTCTTTCAATCGGAGCTGTGAAATTTGATTACAGAGGAATTCAAGATCGATTTTACATGAATGTAAAGTTGTCTTCTACAAAGAAATATAACTTATTCATT